ACCAAACAAGGAATGCGCAAGCATCCTAAAATTTAAATAGCGTGATAGTGATATCGAGGGAGAATCCTTGTGATCCCGAGTCCGGTATCGAGGAAGTAATTCTCCCGACTTATCTCGCAAGTATGTCATCTGTGTTCACAGATTACGACAAACTCCAGGAGTACTTGGTGACGCCATGTAAAAAACGTGTTGATGGGGCGACAGGAGGGCTCTTAAGATTAAACATTCCAGTCTGTGTAACCACATCAGAGAATCCAGAGGAGCGTTGGGCATTGGCAATAATCTGCCTAAGGTGGATAGTCAGCGATTCAGCAACAGAGGCAATAAAAATTGGTGCCATATTATCACTACTCAGTTTACATGCGAGTAATATGAAGGCTCATGCGTCACTTGCTGCACGAAGCAGTGAAGCTGAGCTAACTATACTTGAAATGGAAAATCTTGATATGCAGCAACAGTTAATAAGGTTCTCTGCTCGAAGTGGAGTTCCAGAAACCAGGGCGCGACAGCTCTTTGCAATGATTGACGATATTAATACCTCGTGTAGGAATGGATCCCCATTTTTAAATCCCAACATCGAAAGCGATAGCCCTGCGGACATGTCCGATCTCCTAGACATGCTCCATAGCATAGCTGCACAAATCTGGGTATCAGCGATGAAAAGTATGACAGCACCTGACACAGCAGCCGAATCTGAAGCACGGCGGATAGCCAAATATGCACAACAAAATCGTGTAACCCAGCAGACTATGCTCCAAACATATACGAGGACTGAATTGAGCAGGCTCATCAGAAAGTCTCTCATCCTTAGACATTTCATGATCTATGAAATAAGGAGAGCAACCTCAATGGGATCCAATACTACTAAATATTATGCCATGGTTGGAGACGCTGCTGCATATTTCAAGAATGCAGGGTTGGCCTCATTCTTCTTAACCCTTAGGTTCGGAATTGGAACCAAATATCCAGTCTTGGCAATGGCAGCACTATCCTCAGATCTTAAGAAAATTCAGAGTTTAATTCGAGTTTATCAGCAGAAAGGAGAAGAGGCACCGTATATGACTTTCTTGGAAGATCCAGACACAATGAGTTTCGCTCCAGGGAATTACCCCTTAATATATTCCTACGCTATGGGGGTTGGATCAATTCTAGAAGCTAGTGTAGGTAAATACCAGTTTGCTCGTTCATTCATGAACGATACATTCTACCGGCTGGGTGTAGACACTGCTCAAAAGCACCAGGGGGCTCTGGATGAGCAAATGGCAAATGAACTTCAATTAACATCAGAGGCAAGACAAAGTGTCAAAGAGCTTATGGCTAGCCTTGATATGAGCGACCATAGTCCCAACCAGACTGCAGCTCCTTCTTTTCTAGCTAATCCAAATAACCCCAATCCTGCACCTGCCCCGACCGGTCAACAGGAATCAAGAACCTCTCAGCCTACTCCCCCTTCTTCAGGCACCATCCAGCCACCTGCACCAGCTGATCCGCCGAGCACCAGTCATGGACTTGATATTTAGTTGAAACATAAATAACCATCTCCTCTAATATCTAACCCACATTAAGCCGCAGGATCCAACCAGCACACCCCGAAACAGCACCATCACCCTCGGCCTACAACCCGCCAACAAATTCCAGATAGTAGATTTTTTTAATAAGCAATAACAAGGTCGCTAATCTGCAATCACTGTATTTCATCATTTATAAAAAACGAAACTGTTTTGATCTGAAAGAAGAGAGAAGTAAGAGAGAGAAAGGAGGAAATCAAGGGGGAACCATACTGAGAAGGTCTCATCTTTACAGTAGCCCCCCAAACTCAACCGATGGATATCACAGATGATCAGGCAATCCTCGATCTGCTGACTTTAAGCAATGATGTAATAGAGAGCATCCAACACGCAGAATCCGCAGGATCCCAACCACCAACTTATGGCCGATCTACAATACCAAAAGGAACAACTATGGCACTTACACAAGCATGGGAAGCAGAGTCGAATCCAACCCAGCCACAACCTTCGATTAGTCCCAGCCAATTAGACCACATCAGGGTGGACCAGGATAGCAACAAGAATCATGACAACCTCAAAAACCAATTCGACAGTCATCACCATACTAGCCAGGATTCTGAAACACATCCCAACATCCAGGTAAATCCCTCAGTCAACCGTACAAATGAAGAGGACAACTCAAAATTAGTGCAACAGAGGGATCCAAGCACTACATGGGAAGGAGGAAGTATGCTAGATAGAGAGCTTGACGCCATACAAAGCAAAATCAAAAGAGGGAAAACAACCAAATCAGCTCATCAACCCAGTCACACTGCCACACATCAGAGTCCCAATAATCTAGATGACGACATTAAAAAAGGGCCCAGACCTCAGATAATAGAGACCACACATACAGCAAGTCACCAACCACCAAACACACAGCAAAACCAAACCAGGACCGTCTCTCCAATCAAAAAAGACACAGATTCCTCCCAACAACTTTCCCCGGCCACAGACGCGAGTACTCCCTTTTTTTCTCTGATGGAAGGTGCAGCATCACAGAATGGTGCAATCCCACCTGTCGCCCAATCACTGCAATCCCGAGTGTTCAAAGATGCACCTGCGGGGAATGCCCTAGACGATGCTCAATGTGTTGGAATGATTCTTAAATCCATCTCCTTATTAAATAATAGGCTAGATAGTATAGAGGCAAAGATAAATGAATTAGTTAAGAGCATTTCCACAACAAACCAGATCAAAAGTGATACCCAACAAATTAAGGCATCCTGTGCACTGCTTGAAGGACAAATGGCCATGATCCAAGTTCTCGAACCTGGACACGCAGATGTATCATCCCTAAATGAGATGAAACAGAGGGCAAAATCCACCATAATCATCAATTCAGACCCTGCATGCCCGACACCTCCCATCTCAAATAACACAATTATAGTGAAAGATGATTTAGCTCGACCATCATTTACTGAATCCCCTAAAGTTCCAAGTCAGACAGCATCAGGCATGTTGACGGATTTTATTCCGGATATAGAGATGCTCAAGGCTCTTATGTCAAGATTTGACTTGAGTGAGCAAAAGACTAAGAAGATATTAGAGTCAATCAGCCAAATTCGGAGTAAAGATGATGTTAAGAGAATCAAGCGGATGATTCTGAATGCCTAACCAACCACTGCCCTACCAAAAAATTTAAAATAGACGATATCCTAGAAGCTATAGGCCAAGCTATATCATGCTTTAGATTATATTAACTTTAGTGCATTAGAAACAGCTTTCAGTGCATTTAGGTTCGATGCTTTATCATTTAGATCTACCTCGGTAATTATAAGAATAGAGAATCCAGAATCAAAGGTATTATAAACTGACAATTGTGGGGCAGTGATGAATGTAGTTCTCAGTGCGGATTGAATTTATGATAGTGGGGGTGTTTGAACGGGGGAGACTCAATTTCTCCTATGGTCACCTGCCTCGCATGTCACATTGATTGTCATCATGATCGTAAAACTTAATTTAGTATAAGCTACTTATTTCGCATTACAGGTAGTATAGCTCAAACTCTTATTGAGATGAGATTTCAATTATTCATATTAATCAGGACTAGATACAAATTATTAATAAAAAAATTATAGATCCTAATGAGAACACATAGGCAGGGTATATGACAAGGGGGAACTGATCCAAGACAACAAAAAGAATCCCCCACACGAGCGACCCCCCGGCTCCAACACCAGCCCAGACACAGGGGCCCCCCCTCCGCCCCCCACACCGCACATCCAACCCAACCACCGATGGCACAAACACAGCTAAAGCTTTATGTCAATGATGGTGATCCCTCCAACAGACTCCTTGCATTTCCTATAGTGATGAAAGAGTCTGCTCAAGGGGGGAAAGTGCTTCAACCACAATTGAGAATATCATATCTAGGAGATGCGATTGGGGGAAGAAACAGTGTAATATTTATCAACTGCTATGGGTTCATTGAATCAATGAAGGCAGGAGAAGGGCCATTCCTTGATGTTAACTCAGATGGGAAGGGTGAAGTTATCACAGCCGCTGGATTGACGCTTGGGAGTGTCACCTATGACTCAGATCCCACTGAGATTGCACGAAGCTGTTACCAGCTCTTAGTCACAGTTAAAAAATCAGCAGACAACACGGAGAGAGTAGTGTATACTTTAGCATCAAAACCTCCCGCTCTTTCTTCATCGAGAGTAGTGACTTCAGGGGGGTGCATATTGTCCGCGGAAGAAGCTGTGAAGTGTCCTAGCAAGCTCCAGTCAGGAATCCCTTACAAATTCAGGATTATGTTTGTGTCTCTGACATATATACATCAATCCACTTTATACCGTGTTAATAATCTGATTGCTAAACTAAGGTCCCCTGTATTCATATCTGTTCAACTACAAGTCACTCTGATTCTGGATTTACCTGAAAAACACCCCATGGGAAAATACCTCATAAATCAGGATGGAGTCTACAAAGCTCATATCTGGATGCACATCTGTAACTTTAAGAAGACAAACAGAAAGGGAGCAGATAGATCAGTCCTTCAGATTAAGGAGAAAGTCAGGAAAATGGGATTAAAGGTTACTCTTGCTGATTTATGGGGACCCACTGTCGTTGTTGAAGCAACAGGGACAATGAGTAAATATGCAGTTGGATTTTTCTCAGAGACAAAAGTGAGCTGCCACCCAATTTCGAAAATCTCTCCTGAAGTTGCAAAAATTATATGGGCCTGTACTACGACCATAGGGCAGGCAGTTGTCATCATTCAAGCCTCAAGCAGGAGCGAGTTACTTACTGCAGAAGACATAGAGTGTAAGGGTACCACATCCATTAAGAAATCAGCAGTTAAAGAGTTTAGTCTCTTCTCAAAACCTGCTAAATAATTACCCAGGGTGGTATAACACTTGATATATTTTGACTATATAGATTCCTCGGTATATAGAGAAGGGAATTGAGTGAAGAATCCGGCTGAAACCACCAACACTTTACATCAATAATCTCAAGGTAAGGGAAATTAACTAAAAACCCTGTTGTCTGCACTGCTCTTCCGACTGTCACTAGCAATGCTCTGCATAAGGGACTGCACAACTGTGTACGCTTCAAGCTACAAGCTATAACAGTATATTATGTTTTAAAATTCTTATCAAAGCAATTAGTGGGACATGCATAAGTGTTAAATGATCAACTAGCAAAGTTAAGTTGCTTAATTACAGTAATAATCATAATAACATAAGTGCTGATAGTCACCATCTATTGAACATAGTTATCCTATTCTCCTCTCATCCTATCATCTATCAATTGTCAAAAATCAAAATTAAATCAGGAATGATCTGGGCTCTGCATTATCTCTGTTGCTAAGCTAAGTTAAAATTACTTCCACTTTGCCAATCAAGGTTAGCAAAATTTATAAAAAAGGGAATATAAGCACATTGCAAGGGGGAATGATCAACATCCAGCCCCTTAAGAAATCAATCGATCACCCAATAAGCAGCGAGAGGAATCACCAGCCAAGAGACCATCACTACAAAGGGACAATCAACTGGTAAACTGAGTCACACTTCTATCTATTGAAACTATCAGAATCCCAAATCACTATTATAATGTTACAACTTCCCTTGACCATTCTTCTTAGCATTCTTAGTGCTCACCAGTCGCTTTGTCTAGACAACAGTAAGCTCATTCATGCAGGAATCATGAGTACTACTGAGAGAGAAGTTAATGTTTATGCACAATCTATTACTGGGTCAATAGTGGTGAGATTGATTCCAAATATCCCAAGTAACCATAAATCTTGTGCAACTAGCCAAATCAAATTATACAATGACACGTTAACAAGATTGTTGACCCCAATTAAAGCTAATCTAGAAGGACTTATTAGTGCTGTTTCTCAGGACCAATCGCAGAATTCTGGGAAGAGAAAGAAGCGTTTTGTAGGCGCAGTAATTGGAGCAGCTGCCCTTGGTTTGGCAACTGCTGCACAGGTGACTGCCACTGTAGCATTAAATCAAGCGCAAGAAAACGCTCGGAATATCCTAAGGCTTAAAAACTCGATTCAGAAGACAAACGAGGCGGTGATGGAACTTAAAGATGCTGTGGGCCAAACAGCAGTAGCTATTGACAAAACTCAGGCCTTCATAAATAATCAAATCTTGCCTGCAATTTCAAATCTCTCATGTGAGGTCCTAGGGAATAAAATTGGGGTCCAATTATCTTTGTACCTTACTGAATTAACAACAGTATTCGGCAACCAACTGACAAACCCAGCCCTTACCACACTGTCATTACAAGCCTTGTACAATCTTTGTGGAGATGACTTCAATTACTTAATCAACCTATTAAATGCAAAAAATCGTAACTTAGCCTCACTTTATGAAGCAAACCTAATTCAGGGGAGAATTACTCAATATGACTCAATGAATCAGTTATTAATTATTCAGGTACAAATACCAAGCATCTCCACAGTGTCAGGAATGAGGGTCACAGAATTGTTCACACTTAGTGTTGACACACCTATAGGAGAGGGAAAGGCCCTAGTACCAAAATATGTCCTATCCTCAGGGAGAATAATGGAAGAGGTTGACCTAAGCAGTTGCGCTATAACATCAACATCAGTTTTCTGTTCCTCTATCATCTCTAGACCCCTTCCACTTGAAACAATAAATTGCCTGAATGGGAATGTTACACAGTGTCAATTTACCGCCAACACAGGAACCCTTGAATCGAGATACGCTGTTATAGGAGGATTGGTGATTGCTAACTGTAAGGCTATAGTATGCAGGTGCCTAAATCCACCAGGTGTCATTGCGCAAAATCTTGGCTTACCAATTACAATCATCTCATCCAATACTTGTCAGCGAATTAATTTAGAACAAATCACTTTGTCTCTTGGGAACAGCATATTATCTACATACAGTGCCAATTTATCCCAAGTTGAGATGAATTTAGCTCCATCAAATCCTCTGGATATCTCAGTTGAATTGAATCGAGTCAACACCAGTCTCTCTAAAGTGGAATCTCTAATAAAAGAAAGCAATAGTATCCTGGACTCAGTAAACCCTCAAATTTTAAATGTCAAGACAGTGATTATCCTGGCCGTCATAATAGGACTCATTGTTGTGTGGTGTTTCATATTGACATGCCTAATAGTTAGAGGATTTATGCTTCTTGTAAAACAACAAAAGTTTAAAGGACTCTCTGTTCAGAATAATCCGTATGTTTCTAACAATTCTCATTAATTCATTAACCATTTACCCATGAACCAATCACCATTCAAAGTTCTCTGGCAGCTACTAATATATCAAGTATCGATCCTGATCATATCATGGTATTATCCCTTTTATTCTTGGAAGATAAATATCAAATTAATCACCTTGTGGTACTTTCTTATTGTTCCAAAGAATTTCTTCAAGTTGAGCATGATTACCATGATCATTCTCTGTAAATTCAAATCGTATTATAAAAAACTATAAATTTTATAAACTTAGAATATGTTAAGGGGGAAGATTTAGACTCTGAGAAGAATTCTCAACTCAACTACCTATAGTGTTCACCCCTTAGACTGCTCACGACAAGCAGTACAGTAGACTTCCTCAAGTGTCCACTCAATATGGACAAATCATATTACACAGAGCCTGAAGATCAAAGAGGTAACTCTCGAACATGGAGACTATTATTTAGGTTGATTGTATTAACGTTGCTCTGTCTGATCGCATGTACCTCAGTAAGTCAATTGTTCTATCCTTGGCTCCCCCAAGTCTTGTCCACTCTGATCAGCCTAAATAGCTCAATTATCACAAGCAGCAATGGTCTCAAAAAGGAAATCCTGAACCAGAACATAAAAGAGGACCTCATATATAGAGAAGTTGCTATAAATATACCTTTAACATTAGATAGGGTTACTGTTGAGGTAGGGACTGCAGTAAACCAGATTACTGATGCACTCAGGCAACTCCAGTCAGTTAATGGATCTGCTGCATTCGCCTTATCAAACTCTCCTGATTATAGTGGGGGAATAGAACATCTGGTTTTCCAAAGGAATACGCTTATTAATCGCTCAGTGAGTGTCTCAGATTTAATAGAACACCCCAGTTTCATACCAACTCCTACCACACAGCATGGTTGTACCAGAATCCCCACGTTCCACCTAGGAACTCGCCACTGGTGCTATAGTCACAATATAATAGGTCAGGGATGTGCTGATTCTGGAGCTAGTATGATGTATATTTCAATGGGAGCACTGGGTGTCAGTTCATTGGGAACCCCGACCTTCACAACATCTGCTACATCAATATTATCTGATAGCCTCAATCGGAAGAGTTGCAGTATAGTAGCGACAACTGAGGGTTGTGACGTACTCTGCAGTATAGTTACACAAACAGAAGACCAAGATTATGCCGATCACACTCCTACTCCAATGATACATGGTAGATTATGGTTTAATGGCACATACACAGAGAGATCTTTATCCCAGAGTTTATTCCTTGGAACATGGGCTGCGCAATATCCAGCTGTAGGATCTGGTATAATGACACCTGGGCGAGTTATATTCCCTTTCTATGGAGGTGTGATCCCCAACTCTCCTCTCTTCTTGGATCTCGAAAGATTCGCTTTATTCACACATAATGGAGACTTAGAATGCAGGAACTTAACACAATATCAGAAAGAAGCAATTTACTCTGCATATAAGCCTCCCAAGATTAGAGGATCACTGTGGGCACAAGGCTTCATAGTATGTTCAGTAGGAGACATGGGGAATTGCTCTCTTAAAGTGATCAATACAAGCACAGTTATGATGGGTGCAGAAGGTCGGCTACAATTAGTTGGGGACTCCGTTATGTACTATCAGAGATCATCATCCTGGTGGCCTGTGGGGATTCTTTATCGGTTGAGTCTTGTAGACATCATCGCCAGAGATATACAGGTAGTCATAAACAGCGAACCACTCCCTCTGAGCAAGTTCCCGCGGCCAACCTGGACTCCAGGAGTATGTCAAAAACCAAATGTATGCCCTGCAGTATGTGTAACTGGGGTCTATCAAGACCTTTGGGCAATTTCCGCAGGAGAGACACTATCTGAAATGACATTCTTTGGAGGATATTTAGAGGCATCCACCCAACGAAAAGATCCATGGATAGGCGTTGCTAATCAATATAGTTGGTTCATGAGAAGAAGATTATTCAAGACAAGCACTGAAGCAGCATATTCGTCATCAACGTGTTTTAGGAACACTAGACTGGATCGAAATTTCTGCCTGTTAATCTTTGAATTAACCGATAACTTACTTGGAGACTGGAGAATTGTCCCCCTCTTATTTGAATTAACCATTGTATAATGTATGCAATGAAGTTAGTAATCTCGGCTAATAACCTGAATGAACGACTTAAGAAGGGTAAGACTACAAAAGTAAGTTATGAGGTCATACGAGCTGTTGATGCAGAATTTAATTAATAATAAAGGGTTAATTCACTGGTATCATAAGTAATTAGCAACGGCATTAATCTAATTCATTGGTTACCAATTAATTACAGTTTTAGATGATAATTGTAAGTGATAAGAGAATATATTAATGATCATAGAACTTATCAATATTGTAATTAAATTACCTATTATTGTTGATAACATGTAATGATTAGAATTGTTATGCCATAAGTGGTTATAAATTGCTCTCAATAGTAGTAAAGAGTTCGGAATCAGTAGATTAAGAAAAAAAGTTAGGGGGGAAAATTTTCTCATCAGAGAAGAATTTCCCTTCTGTTAGTCAAGAAATTAAGACCTTGAGTAATGGAATCGCAAGTCCAATGGGCACAAGTAATCCATCCAGAAGCTCACCTTGACTCACCAATCGTTGGCAACAAACTGATCTACTTTTGGAAGTTATCAGGCCTAAAACTACCAGACGATCTCTTAGAGTATGCTAGTACAGTTACTATAAATGAACGTGCAGTTAAAGATCATGACTACTCAATATACAACTCTATAACAGCTCAACGGGATCGTTTTTGTCTTGGTCTCCAATCCAAAGGTCTGTTTCTTGACCTCTTAGATCCTATTGTCCATCCGCGAACTTTGCCCCTCTTGCCAATTATTACTCTAGAGGAAGCAAAGCAATTGGCTCACACTGAGAAGAAGATTATACTGCGAGCGGTCAAGGGTCACTATTCCCAAATAGTGGAATTGTTTTCCACTCTTTCCAAGAAGTTAATAAATCGTGATGGGCTGTTCTCAGGGACTGCAGATAGCCCGTGGGATCAACGCAGACATCCAACACTGAGTGATGGTTCAATATCTATACTTGAAGATCCAACTATCTTCCTTGGTGGTTCATCTCAACTTCACATTCACTCCTGGTATTTACTTCGCCAGACTCAGAGACACATAATTGAATCAAAGAGGACTCAAGTTCGACAATCAACAAGTTACACGTTTTCTGGTGAAAATACACTTGCAGTGGTAGGCCCAGATGTCATTATGATTGCTTTGATAAAAGAACGGAAGTTCACATTGTTGACATTTGAAATGGTACTTATGTATACCGACCTAGTAGAAGGACGAGCAATGATTCTAGCAGTTACTCATGTAGAACCTCATTTAAATGACCTCCATGAAAGATTGGTATCCCTATGGTCTCTCATAGATACTATCGCATATACCATTGGAGAGCAGGTGTTTAACATAATAGGAGCATTGGAAAATATGGCATATGCTGCCGTCCAATTACATGATGCTGATATTGACCAGTGTGGTGAATTCTTCTCCTTTAATTTGGCGGAGATTGGCTCCTGTCTTGATCAATTTTTGCCATCTTTGCAGAAAAAGCGGATTATTGAGACTATTTCGACACTTTACTCAGGGTTGACTGTAGATCAGGGAGCAGAAATGCTTTGTGTATTGAGGACTTGGGGACATCCTTTACTGTATGCAGAGAAGGCTGCAAAGAAAGTAAGAGAGTCTATGTGTGCACCAAAACTAATAAATTTTGATATCGTCCAGCAAGTACTCAGTTTCTTTGTCACTGACTTAATTAATGGCTTTAGAAGGGCTCATTCAGGATTATGGCCTAAAATAGTCCCTCAGAGTATTACGGACCCCGTTATAAATCAACTCTGGAAGGATTGCTCAGAGATACCATATCATATATCTCTATCTCATTATCGGAGTATTGCTCAGATTGAGTTTGAAAAGAGCATTGAATATGATTTAATATCGGATTTGAGTGTGTTCCTGAAAGATAAGGCAATATGCAGACCAAGATCACAATGGTTGGATATCTTCAAGCCAACATTATTAAGCTCGAATAAGAAGGCAACTGACCAGAGACGCCAGAGAAATAATAGGCTCCTTCTTGATTTTCTATCATCTGACAATTTTGATCCTCATGAAGAGTTTAGTTATGTCACCACAAGAAGCTATTTAGAGGACCAAGAATTTTGTGCATCATACTCGCTTAAAGAGAAAGAAATCAAGATTGACGGACGAATCTTTGCAAAAATGACTAGAAAAATGAGAAACTGTCAAGTACTACTAGAGAGCTTACTTGCAACTCATGTCTGTGACTTCTTTAAAGAGAATGGAGTTGTTCAAGAACAGTTATCATTGACTAAATCACTATTGGCAATGTCACAGCTCGCCCCAAGGGTGTCTGAATATCAAGGGAAAATAATGCGATCTAGCCATAGATTATGTATTAATAATAAAACTAAAGGTGCAAAGGCATATTCTCAATTCTCAAGTCCGAAATGTAAGGATTCTACGCAGGAAACACAACTCAAGAGTGGATCACCTTTTTGTGTGAATGTAGAAGCCCCGAGTGAGCCACAAAAGAAGAAAACCTTGATTGCAAGCTTCCTAACCACTGATCTGCAAAAGTATTGCCTTAATTGGAGGTACCCGACTATTAAATTGTTTGCCATGAAATTAAACCAGATTCTAGGGATCCCTCATGGTTTTGAATGGATTCATCTTCGCCTCCGGGACACAACTATGTTTGTTGGGGATCCCTACAATCCGCCAAATGACATTAATTTTATCAACTTGGATGACCAAAAGAATGACAGTATTTTCATAGTTTCTCCTAGAGGCGGAATTGAAGGCTTATGCCAAAAAATGTGGACTATGATATCGATCTCTGCTATCCACTTATCTGCGACCAAGACAGGATGCAGAGTTGCCAGTATGGTTCAAGGTGATAACCAAGCCATAGCCATAACTAGAGAGGTTAAAGAAGGGGAAAATGCACAAATCGCAATGGGGGATCTTTCTGAAATCTCTGAGAGGTTCTTCACTGAGTTCAAATTAGTCAATAGAGGGTTAGGTCATAACTTAAAAGTACAAGAGACCATTAGAAGTAAATCTTTTTTTGTATATTCAAAAAGGATCTTTTTTGAAGGGCGCATTCTCAGTCAAGGGCTAAAAAATGCAGCAAAGCTCGTGATGATTTCAGACACTACAGGAGAAAATACTGTGTCTAATTGTAGTAATATTGGTTCGACTGTTGCAAGACTCATCGAGAATGGTGCTAACAAGGCAAGTTGCTGGATAATTAATTGGATTTTGAACATGAAGCAAATAATTTTTGATACATTCTTCTCATTGAGCAATGTCTCACTTAAGCATACTAATCTGATTTTAGATCCAAAATTCTTAGTGACCATATCATTAGTGCCAGGACAATTAGGAGGATTAAATTTTCTAAATGTCTCAAGGATGTTCACAAGAAATATTGGTGATCCTGTATCTGCGTCACTAGCTGATGTCAAATGGCTCATCAAGTCCGGAATCATACCAAGGTACGTTTTACGAAACATAGTTTTCAGAAAACCTGGAGAAGGATCATGGATTACTTTGTGCATGGATCCTTACGCACTCAATCTACCTTATGTCCAACTCCCGACAACTTATCTAAAGAGACACACTCAGCGTAATCTTTTGGCAAACTCATCCAATCCTCTATTAAGAGGAACAAGAATTGAGAATCAATATGAAGAAGAAGAAGAGCTGGCTCGCTTTTTACTGAATCGGGAGTCAGTAATGCCCAGGGTTGCTCATGTGGTGTTTGAATCCACAGTTGCAGGAAGGAGGCGGTATTTACAGGGGTTGATTGATACCACTCAAACTATCATCAAGACTGCCCTCATCAGTTACCCCATATCATTCAAGAAATGTCAAAAAATCAGCGAGTATACAGCCAACTATATCACTGATTTCAATGAATGTGTATATGCAGAGAATGCCAAGATTGAAGACCCAATACAGGCATGGAATAGAGGACTTATCTCTGATGACACGTGTTCAGTTACATTAGCAGATTATACTCGTTCTAACTCATGGCGACCTCTACTACAAGGACGTCAAATTATTGGGGTGACATCTCCCGATACTATAGAGCTAGTCAGTGGATCATTACTATCTTCCGGACGGCCATGTAGAGGGTGTCTTATAAACGACCGAAGCTACTCTTGGTTCTTCTTACCAGGAGATATAAACCTGAGTCATCCCGAGCTTTCGCACTCTGTACAGCGAATCGCATATGTGGGGTCAAAGACAGAAGAGCACCGAGCTGCCTCAATAAGCAATATAAAGAATATGACATGTCACTTGAGATCAGCATTGCGAGGATCAAGTGTTTATATCTGGGCATTTGGAGACACTCCAAAAAACTGGGATGATTGCCTAGCTCTTGCAAATTCTAGGTGTAAGCTCACACTCGCTCAGCTCCAGTCACTTTGCCCTATACCTAGCACTTCAAATATCCAACATCGGCTTGAGGATGGAATAAGCACAGTCAAATTTACTCCTGCATCCTTAGCACGGGTTGCATCATATATACACATCTGCAATGATAATCACCAATCTTACTCTGATGGTCATTCAATCGAATCAAATATTATCTACCAGCAAGTCATGATTCTAGGGACAGGCATTTTTGAAACATTGTTTCCTTTAGGTCGCGATCTTGTTACTGAGCCACTCACATTACACCTTCACACAGGGACCACTTGTTGTGTTAGAGAAGCTGATGGGGGCACATATAGTGAGTCTCGGTATGCAATCCCAACTCTTAGTGTGGAAAGTTCAAATCCTTTCCTCTTTGACCGGTCGCCTATTTCACAAGGAGAAGAAATCAATATAGCACTAAAAAATTTTAAGTATCATGAAATGGGATTAGAGAATTTAGACCCACCTGGTATCATTATGACCCTATCATTGTGTATGTCAAAGGTCATTATTGACACTACTGTTGGTGACTCCGCCCATAGTTCTATCTACAATGAAGCTATCATCACTTATGACAATTCCATCAATTGGATTTCTGAGTTTACATATTGTGATCTTGGAGCGCTATTTACATCAGCAGCTCGAGACTTATGTTTGACAATTGCATATCAGTTGTATTATTTAAGAATCTCGGGAGCATCAAGGATAAGAAACTATTTCATCACCCTTCTTGATCGAATTCCTGGAATTCAACTTGCCAATATAGCGCTGACAATCTCACATCCACTCATTTGGGCAAGACTCCAGGCATCTACAGTACTCAAAGGTCCATTAAGTTACTATAATGCAACGACAAATTTCACTAAAGCAGTTAAAGATTCACTCACATGGGGTCTAGACCAATTTTTATCCATGACATTATCGGGTATGGAGACCGAAATGATATTCCCTAATTATCAGGATGATGATTTAAATCCGAAATTAGAGCAATTACTAGCGAGAAGAGCTTGCCTTCTTTGCTGTATTGGAGATTATCCTGGGCGATGGCCAAAAATTAAGACCTTAGATCCCATTGAAAAATGTAGTGTCATCACTGAATTTTGTATGTGGTCAATTGAAGCTCACCTTGATGACAGGACACGGCTATCTCCAATTCATGATCTACTTATGAAGCCTAAGATAACGACTTTTGTGACAAACATCTACTTCCTTACTAGAAAATTACTCACAATGGCAAGAGGTAACGAGTACTGTAAAGAATATATTGCACAACTTTACCAAGGAGAATGTGCTCCTCATTACTCCTCTTTACCAATGTCTCAAACTGGAACACAAGACATTATGTATACTGATGAGTTTTCGTTTTGTATTTCAAATCCCTTCACCCATAGAGATCTCCACATTCATCATTGTAAGATGGAAGACGCTGATGAAATTAATTACCCTCTTAATAGAAATTGGCAAATTGACATAGGCAGATACCTCACAAGGACCATAGGAATGGTGTCTGGTTCTTGGTACAAGATCTCAGGATTGTTAGCGAAGGGGCTATGCAAAGGTCTCCCTCATGGACACGGGCTATACATTGCAGAGGGGTCAGGATCAATCATGACAGCCGTTGAGTCAATTGCATGTTCTAATACAATCTATTATAATTCGCTATTCTCAAATGATTTAAATCCCCCCCAAAGAAATCTAGGCCCCCAGCCATCACAATTTTATGCGAGCACAGTATACAAACACATCTCTGCTAAGGTCCCTTGCCCGAAAGGCTTCATCCAGGAATTTCAAATACTATGGCGAGAATCAGAAATCGAAACAGACATTACAACAAAAGAATGCGTAAATTATATTCTTGAGACAGTTGAGTCATGTAGCTGTCATATATCTGTTTGTGATTTAGAGCTTAGTTTTGGAACTCCAACAACTCAATACCAACAAGCGATTCTGCACTATATCATACTATGTTCTCAAACACTCATACCAGGATGCCCAGGTGTTCTTAAGTTATACTTTACTCATGTAGTATTGGTGCACTACACATTATCCTTACTAGCACTTCTCAATTATCGTACATGGATATATCACAATGCATATTGCAGTCAAGAGGGACGTGAATGTTACATAGTGTTCAGAAAGTCTGCTCATGTGCCACTTGCAAACTTGCTCCCTCTGTTTGATAAGGTCGATGGGCTTCTTAAGTCTGGCCAATCTCTTGCCAGTCAGGAATTATTACAACAGGTATACTCAAGGCTATTAATCATTAGCACGAAATTAGCCTCTTACACTAATAGATTGCTGTCAGGATTAACAATGCTCTCAACTACATCGACTGATCTTTTCCTTATTGGGATTGGAGGTCAACCCGCATTTGCTATCGATCCTGGCTTCTTGCGACAAAACGATCAGAATTCATCGCACTTGCAGTCGTTGAAAAGAGACTGTGTAACAGTCGCTCTCAAAGAAACAATCCAGATCCGAGAAGAGGACCTCTCTCAACAGAAAACTCTTCTTCTTTCCCCTTACAATTTAAGTACTGTTGGTAAAATAAGAACATTACTGATGATCACATGTCGGAAAATGGTTCAAATTCATATTCTACAGATGGCAATGAACAACCCAGTGAATATCCAGTCAATCGTTGATTTTTTATTACAACCTTCAATTAACATCAGCATGATGATTCCAGTTGATGAATGTATAACACTATCTAACGCGCCTTCTTACATCCGACGTTCATTCAACAAGCAAGAACTTACAATTATGCTTGGTACGCAGAGCAGTATTACCCTGACACGCCATGAGGTAAAACTTTTTATCAAGTATCTAGGGTCTATTCTTAAAGGGGAGGTTATCTGAATCAAATTCAAGTAGTATAAGTTGATTTAACTGTTAAGCTGAGTGATAATTAGTCTTTAGACACTACTTTTGAAAGTGATTACAGGTTATAATTAAAGATTAGTCAATTATAGTATTGAGTTTTAAGAAAAAATGATATCACCATTTGTTGCTTCCACAGACAGTCCCCAACCGCGCCTCATTTTACCATCAAGAATTGAGGTAGATTAATACAGAGTGAGATATTGGTGACTGATACACGGTACTAATGTCATCTAGCATAAGGAAACGGATAAGATTAATCTCCAGTCATGGGTGAGCAACTAATTATTATTGATAATTTAAGGGGTCTCTTATTTAGAAGAATCTACAAATGGGTTAATTCTTAACCCCTTTAAAATGGTAAAAGGGTGAACTTTCAATAAATAAACTTCTACTAGAGTTAATCATTAATCGGTTATACTCAGGTAGTCAAGAAATTATTCTAGGCAAATCAACTTCTAGTCTTTATCTCTCGATCCTGAGAGTGTGATAGGACTAATAAGGTCACGTTAAGCTGAGATAACTCTCTGAATTCTGGTCTTAGTAGATCAGCAACCCATTAAATCATATCTCTCGACATCGGGCTCTTGTAAGTCTATTGTCACAACTGGTGTAAACAAAAATATGATTCAAATTAACTTAACTCTCGTAATCCTTGTTTGGT